TATCTAAATCTATTTTTATTATTCGTTTGACAATAGAACGTGAAAATAAGATAATTAAAAACTAATTTAATAATTTGGAATAACATGAATATCAACCAATACTGTAAAATGTACCGACTTTCTAAAGAAGTTAATCAAAGTGAACTAGGTAACTGTAAAACAATATCTAGTTTTGAACGTGGTCTAAGTTCTAACATAAACCATTTCACTAAATATTTAGAACTAGCTAGAAAACTAGGTGACGAAACCAATTTTTTGAATGGTCTAAGAGGTGTTAAATAATGGCGTTAAAATCAGTGTTGAAAGGTTTAGGTAGGGCTGCCAAAGGTGCTACAGGTTCGGGTTCGCGTGATGCTTTTGGGTATGAGCGTAAAAGTAAGAAATTTGCTACTATCCATGAGAGAAACTATCGCCGTGAGGTTTCAAGATTAGCAGCTATAGCCAATAAACGAATTGAACGTTTAGAAAGAAATAACCTACAAGATTCACCCGCATATCAAAAACTTATTAAAAATGGTGTGGCTAAGTTTGGGGTTCGAGGTAAAGACTTTAATCAAGTTCAAAGTGAAATGTCGAGACTTAACAACTTTTTAAAGTCGCAAACATCTACTATCAGAGGTATTAACAACGTACTTAAAACAGTTGCTAGTAATACAGGACTTAAATATAGCAATATGAAAGAACTTAAAACTAGCGCAGCATCATTTTTCGAACTATCTTCAAAGGTTGAACAATATCTGAGAAGTGTCGAAGATGTTGCCAGTGCAATAGGCTATCAAAAAATATGGGAGGTTATAAACGAATACGTAGCAACCCAATCAGGCGGTGTTGTTGAAAGTGCTAATAGTGTAGACAGTATAAAGAACATAGTTGATAAACTACTGTTAGATGTTAATGAACCCGACGATATTATTAAACTCAATCGTAGCGGTGATTTTACTATATTACTTAATGACTAGGTTTTAATATATGTTGCACTACTCAAGGTTAACAAAAGAAAAACTAATTGAAATGGATTTGCAGAGTATTAGAAATAATAAAAAGCAGACCATTTACAATATTGAATGTGGGTTCGATATTGAAACAACTAGCGTTAAACAAGGGGATAATAAAAGTGCTTTCATGTATATATGGCAATTTGGCATTGGTTACGGACAACCCGTTTATTATGGTAGGACTTGGGATGAATTTTTAGAAATGATGCAGGTTATTAGCGAAACTCTTGGTCTGGATGAAAAAACCATATTACCTGTTTACGTGCATAATCTAAGTTATGAGTTCCAATTTTTTCGTAAATATTTACCGTGGGCTGATGGAGGTATTTTCGCAGTTTCAGAACGTAAGCCAATCAAAGCTTTAACAGTTAACGGGTTCGAATTTAGAGACTCGTATATTCTAAGTGGGTACTCATTAGAAAACACTGCTAAAAACTTAACTAAATATAAAGTTAAAAAAATGGTGGGGGATTTAGATTATTCTCTAGTTAGACACCACACAACACCACTTTCAAAAGAAGAAATGCAATATTGTGAAAACGACATTGTAATCATTCTAGCTTACATTAAAGAACAAATTGAATTACATAATAATGACGTTAATAAATTGCCTATGACCAACACTGGTAGGGTTCGCAAATTTGTTAAAGATAATTGTTACTACACTAGTGCATCACACAAAAAAAGTTCTAAAGGTAAATATTTTAGATACAGTCGAATAATGAGTGATTTAACTTTAACGCTAGATAATTACGTACAGTGTAAACGAGCTTTCCAAGGTGGGTTTACACATAGTAACCCTACTCTTACAAATAGAGTTCTTACAGATGTTGATAGCGTTGATTTAAGTTCTAGTTATCCAACTGTAATGTTGGCTGAAAAGTTCCCTATGAGCAGACCAAAACAAGTTACCGTTAAAAGTGTGTCTGAACTGAAAAAACTGTTTAAAAATAATTGTGTTTTATTCGATGTTAAATTTACAAACATACAAAATAAAATAGGTTTTGAAAGTTATCTATCAGAGTCTAAGTGTTTCAATAAAACAGGTGTTGAAAGTTACAACGGTAGAGTTTTACAGGCAACCGAATTAACAACAACTATTACTGATGTTGATTTTAAGATATTAGAAGCGGTGTATAGTTGGGAAACAATAGCAGTTAGTAACGTTCAGGCTTTTATGAAAAACTATTTACCTAAAGCTATATGCACATCTATTTTAGAACTGTATGAGAAAAAAACCACACTTAAAGATGTTGAAGGCTTTGAAACTGAATACATGCTTTCTAAAGGTATGTTGAATAGTGTGTATGGTATGAGTGTAACGGATTTTATAAAAGATGATAACGTGTACGGTGAAGACGGTTGGAATGTTTCACCCGTTGATCCTGTTGAGAAGATAGAAAAGTACAACACTGGTAAGTCTCGATTCCTCTACTACCCATGGGGGTTATGGGTGACGGCATACGCTAGGGCTAATCTATGGAGTCTAATTTTGAAAACAGGTTCAGATTATATTTATTCAGATACAGATAGTGTTAAAATGTTGAACTATGAAAAATACATACCTTTCATAGAACAATACAACATTTTGATAGGTGAAAAATTAGAAAGAATGATGATTCACCATAAACTTGATTTAGAACTTTTAAAACCTAAATCAAAAGACGGTAAAATAAAACCTCTAGGGATTTGGGATTATGAGGGGCATTATACTAAGTTTAAAACTTTAGGTGCTAAGCGATACCTAGTTGAAAAAGGTGGTGAATATTATTTAACGGTTGCTGGTTTAGGCAAACAAAACGGTATGAACTATATTAAAGAAATTGCCAATAATGATAGTGATGAAATATTTAAAATGTTCACTGACTCTTTACACATACCAGCAAATAAAACTGGTAAAATGACACACACTTATTTAGATGATACACACCAATTATCAGTAATTGATTATAGAGGTGTTAAAGAGGACGTTACAGCTAGAACGGGGGTTCATTTAGAAAACACTGAATTTACTCTTTCAATTGAAAAAACATTTAAAAACTTTTTAGATAATCTAACAAGTGGATATATATACAAAGGGCTTAACCATATATGAAATATTACAACAGTTCTAAAATTGATAAAAAGAATGCGACATACAATGTTATTTTTGGGGAGCGTTCAAACGGTAAAACTTACGCGCTAATTCTAAAAGCTTTAAAAGATTATGTTGAGACAGGGATTAACCAATTTGCATACATTAGACGTTGGAAAGAAGACGTTACAGGTCGAAGGGCATCAAGACTATTTTCAGGGATAGTTGAAAATAATGAGGTTGAAAAACTGACTGGGGGTGATTTCAAAGGCGTACATTATTGGGCTGGTAAATTTTATCTTTGCAACTATGATGATAATGGGAAAGTTATTTATTCAGATGAAAATATTTTAGGTTTTTCGTTTTCACTTTCAGATGGTGAACATGATAAATCAACAAGTTTCCCAAATATTAAAACAATAGTATTCGATGAGTTTTTAACTAATAGACTATATCTACAAGATGAATTTATATTATTTATGAACTCAATTTCAACAATTGTTAGGCGCAGGGAGGATGTTAAAATATACATGTTGGGAAACACTGTTAATAAATTTTGTCCTTACTTTTCAGAGATGGGTTTAAACAATGTTGCCAAAATGAAACAGGGTACTATAGACGTTTATAAATATGGAACTAGTAAACTAACAGTAGCGGTTGAATATTGTCAATCTCAGAATACAACAGGGAAAGAAGAATCTAATAAATATTTTGCTTTCGATAATCCTAAATTAGAAATGATAACGGGCGGGGCATGGGAACTTAATATATACCCTCACTTACCTGTTAAGTATAAAACTAGTGATATTATTTTTAACTTTTTCATAGAATTTTCAGACAACGTTTATCAGTGTTCAGTGGTTGAAATTAATAGTAATTGTTTTATATACATACACAATAAAACAACACCTATAAAAAACTTAGATGATGATTTAATATACTCACTTGAGCATAATCACAAATTAAACTACAATAGAAGTGTTTACAAACCCACTAACAAATTACAGAATCGCATAAAATGGTTTTTCAGTAATGACAAAGTTTTTTATCAATCTAATGATGTTGGTGACGCAATTAAAAACTACTTACAAATAGCGGGCAAAATTTAATGGAAGTAGATACGGTAACACAACTAATAAACTCGGTGGGTTTCCCCATCGTAGTTTGTTTAATTCTATTTTGGTTCATAAAAAATTATCTCAATAAAATTGTAGGTACTTTAGAATCTTTCAATTCTAGGTTAGACAAAAACAGCGCAGCACTGGAAAAATTAACCCACGAATTACAAACGCGAGAAAACACACATGTATGATCCTAAAAACAAAGATGATAATTTAAAATCTTTAAACTTAGAAATGCTTAATAAAACTCTTTCAATGTTTGAATATGAAAACCTCCCTGATTCGATACCATCTAAAGAGCTGGAGCGAATCCTACAAACCGAAGGCTTTTGTCTGATAGCTGAACATAGTGGCGACTTATATGCCTTCTCAGGTACACTAGGAGGCGAACAAGACGCTTACGGAAACCTTACAGAATTTATGGTTAACAACACATATCTAAAACTTAACAAATCTTTTAATCTGAAAAAAGATAAGTGTGTGTTATTTCAAAACGACGATTTAAAAATTGGGTTGATCCCAACATTCACCCGTTTAAATAGTTCAATAGTTGAAAATGATATTAACATACAAATGTGGGGATATAATTCAAGACAACAAAAAATGATAAGCGCCAGTGATGATAAAACAAAAGCTAGTGCGGAAAATTATCTTTCTAAAATTGTAGATGGTGAATTATCAGTAATTGGTGATAGTGCATTTTTAGAAAATTTAAAATCTCATGGTGTAAATTCTAGCGGGTCTATTAAAGTAAAAGAGTTTATAGAATTAACACAATATTTAAAGTCTAACCTCTATAATGCGGTTGGTCTAAGTTCGCAATTCAACATGAAAAAGGAACGGTTAATAAGTAGTGAAGTTGATATGGGTGAAGATTCGATTTTTCCATTAGTTTACACAATGATGAAAAATAGAATAAGTGCAATCGAGAACATGAACGAAATTTTCGGTCTTTCTATTGAGGTCGATTTTGGTAGTGTGTGGGCTTTGAAAAATAAAAAACTAGTTGATGATATTATTGAGGATGGTTTAGAAGATGAAAAAACAAACGAGTTGGAAAACGGAAAACTGGCTGATGTTAGCGTTCAAAGTGGCGAGTTACCTATTCAAGAAAGTGAAGAAGAAGAATCAACAAAAGGAAAACGAGAAATAATTGTTGATGACGAAATTGTTGATGACGAAATTGTTGATGACGAAATTGTTGATGACGA